TTTTTACATTTTTCAATCATGTTTCTTCTCCTCAATTTCGTAAAAGAAGTTATCCGTATCTTCGGTCTTCCATTTACTTGTGTTTTCAACGTTCCACTCAGATGTCTGCACTTTCCAATCTGGGATGTTATCTTTCACTGTAAATGATGGAATATCCCAAATGCATCTATTATTAGGTTGTGCTGCATAGTTCCCATCATCGAGAGCTATGATGTGAGCACATTTGTGCTCGTGCGGAATCTCTGAATGATCCGTATCTAGAATATTACTTTCAGGGTGAGCAAAGTCAACCGTAAATAAGTATTTACCATGGTGCCATTTCTTGTCTTTTCCTATGTATTTACCAGCTTGTGCTTCTAAGATATCCCAAGTATGCACAGCAGGATAATAACTGAAACAATTCCAAAGCTGAAGCTCGTCCAATCTACGCCTAGGTACATCGGTAGGTTTGAAACCACGTTGTATAAAAGCCGTGATAGGTAACCTATAAAAAATTGCACCATTCTCCATAATCGCGTGAAAAAGAATAGACTTGCCCGTAATGGCACTAAGACCAAAGATAATACAATCCTCAACTTCACCATGATGACTCTTAAGATCATAAAGATACTCCTTTCTGATTTGTGCGTATTCTACTGGTATGTTTGCGTTTAAGTAAGCCATAATTATCCATAAATATCACCCCAAGAATCGCCCACTTCATAGTCGACCTTGTTAGGAACTTTTAAACTAACAGCATTTTCCATAATATCAATTATTCTTTTTGCCTCTTCTTTATCTTTAACAGATATGTCTAATTCATCATGTATCTGTATATGCGGAATAACACCTTCATTATATAAATCTAACATAGCTTTCTTTGTCATGTCAGCTGCAGATCCTTGTATTAATTTATTTAACGCTTTGTATGTAAATGCTCTACGTATGTGTTCTATTCGATATGTCGATACAGCCTCTCCAAACTCCATGGGTTTATGCATGCCAAAAGCTTTTGGTTCCCATTTATTAAATCTACATCTACGTCCTAATAATGTTCCGATAGAACCAGACTTTGATGCATAGTTTTGAGTAGAATTCATCAACTCTTTTACAAAAGGCACACTTTCATGGTATTGATTAAATAGATCTTCTGCCTCTTCTTTTGTGCCCAACCCTAACTCTGCCTGTAGTTTTGCCTTACCCATACCATAGAAAAGACCCAGATTGATCGTCTTAGCTTGTGTTCTAGATATATTAGCCATATCAGCCACAGTTTGATGGAAATCTACGTTGCCTTCATTAAATTTTTTTACAATCTCTACAACTGAATTATCATTACACATGGGTACAGTGCTAGCTGCATAGTGTACAACAAGTCTTGGTTCTTGTTGACTATAATCAAAACAGCCCCACTTACATCCTTGTTCTGGTAAAAATAATTTACGAATCATAGGACCTAAATCTTTATTCCTTGCAGGAATCTGTTGTAAGTTTGGATTAGAATAACTAAACCTACCAGTGACAGTGCCACCCTGATCAGACCTTATAGGGTTTATATCTGCATGTATTCTGCCTCTGTATTGATGTTTTAATATTGTATCTATAAAAGTTGTGTGTGCCTTGTTTATTTCTCTAGCCTTTGCTATAATTTTAACTACAGGATTATTATGTGTGGAAAGGAAGTTTTTTGTAAATGAAGGTGACTGCGTTTTCTCGGTTCTGGCGTAAGGTAAAGACAGCTTGTCGAAAACTTTGGCGATTGATCTTGCTGCCCATATTTGAACATCTACTCCTGTTTTCTTTTTTACTTCTAATAGGATTGCTTCTTCCTGTGATAGTAACTCTTTCTTCAATTTGTGAGCACGTTCGACATCGACACGAACCCCTTTAAATTTCATTTCTATTAAGCACGGAAATAGTTGTGATTCTAAATCAAATATTTCTACGAGGTTTTGTTTTTGTATCTCTGTAGATAATCTCTTAAATAATTCTAATGTAAGATACGCATCTTGTTCTGCATAACTACCAACGTACATTGCAGGTAATTTATATAATTCAGATTTAGGATCTATACCCCATGACTCTGCAGCATCTTTTAAAGCTTTCTCGTCTTTTGTTTTTCTAAGATAATCATACGATATACTATTCAAAGTATACCAAAGCCTGTTTTCATCAATTAAGGAAGCCATTAACATAGTATCCATGATATGTCCGTTAATTGGTATACCGTATGCTCTAATCCAACATACATCATACATTGCATTGTGAAATATTTTGTAAGAGTCTGTTGCACAAACTTTTTTAAACCACTCTAAAACAAGTCTTCTATCTAAGTTACCACCACCTTCGTGGGCAATAGGATAGTATCCTTTCCATCCTTCAACAGCCACAGCTATGCCCACAATCTCTCCTCTGCCTTGTATGGCACCAGATCCTCTTGCTTTTAAATCAGGGTCCTTTGTCTCTAAGTCAATAGCTATATACTTTGCACCTGATAAATCAGGAAACTCCTCTGGACAATCCCATTCAGTTTGAACTGTAAACATTATTTCTTTTTTGTATCTTTTAATTTTAGTATTTCTAATTCACAATAATGAATTATCTTCTCTAGATCTTCTATCTTATTTTTAGATAAATATCTACAGACATATTTCACAACACAGCCTTGAAAGAAGGAAAGATTATTTTTAGAAATAAACTCATACGGCTGTATGTGAAAATTTTTATAATGTGAACCTCCTACCTGCCTTGATTGTGGAAATGCTTTTTGTAGTCCATCTGGATCTGTCATACTATTGGTGCTCCTATGTTATATTGATATTCGTAATGCTGTGAGCATACGAATAAGTTTTCTTTTGCTCTTGTTACTCCTACGTACCACGTACGATGTTCTGGATCTGGATCATGTCTAGATGAATCATAGATAATTTTTTCCGTGTCTGTAAATAAAGCCACGTTTTCTGCTTCGTCACCTTTTGCTCCATGTATTGTAGATAATCTAATTCTTGCTTTTGACATCAAGTCATCACCCGACTCTAATAATTTTTTTATGTATAATTTACTTTGCTCTGGAAATCTTAATACTTCCCAGCTCCCCGCTGCTAGCAGCCCGTGGTGTTCTCTCAGTCCTTCTAAATTTATTGAGTCTATATCTTTTAGTGTCTTGCCACCAGCAAACCCTCTTTTTAAATGACCATCTTTTACGGTCAAATAATCCCAAAGATCTTCACAATCTTCTTGATTAACATATGCGCCTTGGTTTAAACGTGTCCAAACTCTATATGCGTTTAGCATTTTATTTGGTAGTAGTTCCTGCGATTTAGCTTCAAATCTATAACTCATTCTGTATAAATGATCACGTATTGGTTCTAACATTTTATTCGTGCGAGTCAATACTAACCACTGATCTCTATGTAAAGGTAACTCTGTAAAACGCGCATTCATAGTTACAGATCCTTCACGATCTGTGGGTGTCCATTTTTTTTCTAAGCGTTGACCCATGTATGGAAAGATGCTTGTAGCTAGTTTATGCACAGACCTAGGAACTCTAACAGATTGTATTTGTGGATCAAACTTACCCTCTAACTCTATAAATATTTTAGCTGAAGCCCCTTGAAAAGAATAGATCGTTTGATCATCATCCCCTGCAATGTATGAACGAGCACACTTACTTTCTATGTAAAAGAACATGTCCCATTGCAGAGGACTCAGATCTTGGGCTTCATCGAGGAAAACACATTGTAGTGGTGGACAACGGTCCTCCTCGACAAACTTGGAAATCATATCAGAAAACTCAACCATACCTGTGCCTTGTTTGTATGCAATTAGATCTTGATTGATTTGTTCTGTTAACCAAATGTCAGTTGTATAATGCAGCTGTGTTTCTATAGCTGCCTCTTCAATACTTAATTTTTTATTTCTAGCTAATTCTATAATACGCATGTGTGGGTTTTGATGTTCGACATGTCCGTTAATATTTATTCTTGATTCAAAAGACATATCTTTACAGTACGGAGAAAAGTTTTTAAAACTTTTCCACTTATCACCATTCAATAACTGTGTCTTTGTATTAATACCACACTCTCTTGTGCCCATGGAATGCATAGTGCTAGCGTATATTTTATCGTTGTTTACTCTTTTCTTTGCTACTTGTGCTGCGGTGTTAGTAAAAGATATGTATGCAATTTTATCTGGCTCAGTTCCTTGATCTAACTCTTTTTTTAAATATTTCATTAGAGTGTGTGTTTTACCGGTGCCCGGTGGTCCAGGGATAATTATTCTATGCAAACGGCACCTCTTTCATTTTATCTTTTCTTGTGTTTGGTTTATCTAATTTTATTGTGGGCAGTGTGAAATATCTCACACTTTTGTTGTCTATTTTACCTGTAACTTCTGTTGCATCAAACATGACTTGCATCATTCTAGCAGTTCTTTGTTTTTGATATTTTTTTGTGTCCCAAACTTTTGTTCTTAATATATATTTCCAGAAGTCTTTAAATTTAAAATAACTTACACCGTCCTCTGTGTAAGCTAGCCCACGCAATATATCTTTCCAATCTTTACCTGGTATTTTATTTATATAATCTCCCAGTAATTCTTTTAGTTGTACATCTATCTTTGTAGATGCCGGTGCTTCAATTGGTATTGTGTCTTTCAATAATTTATTTATTGCCTTTCTCCAAATTAGTTTGCCAACTGGTGGCATAGCTTGGTTGATTTGTTCTAAACATTTTAATGAAAATCTATCTGGTTCATGTAAGTCTTGTGATTCTACTTCTACTTGTTCATCACCTATTGTTACATAATATAATGGTGGATCAGAATCGTACTTCTGTATTTCTTTTATCTCTGTTTCTGGCACACCATCACCCACACCAAACTCTTGCATGACACATTTTTTGGAATTACAAAAAGATGCAATGGGTTCATCCTTACATTTGTAATTGTAATCTTTACCATCTATTGATTTAATAAGTGTATCTATTTCTTTTTTATCTAACGGTGGTTGGCAATATGCATCGTTGTATTTAAATATTTCTATTTGCCATTTGTCAGGGAATCTTTTCTTTGTATAAACACCAAAGTTATACATGGCATTGTTTCTTTGCCCGTTGGGTATTCCTTGTTTTGCGATTGTAACCAAACATGGTGGCGCACCAGTGAGTAGGTTGTCAACTGTTTTTTCTTCTTGAATAGACAATTTAGAGAGTTGATCTTCGGTTAGTTTTACTTTACTATGCGCTTCAAAAAAATAAATTAAGTCCATAGCTGACCCATCATCTTTAACCCCATATCTTAAAGACAAAGACGCATTGTGATAAGGCAGGTTTAAAAAACTACCTGTGCCGCCCTTGTTCATATCTACTTTATTTTGTTTAGGAAAAATTTCTGCGTTAGCATAACCAAGTTTGGCTGCCATATCTTTTAGTTTGCTTCTAATTAATGCTGCAGGAACAAATTCATCTGTAAATAAAAATACATGTGCACCCCCAGATTTAGATCTACACACTAATAACGGAAACTTATATTCTCTTATCTTTTTAATTAATTCTTTATGGTCAAAGCCGTTGTATACATCGATATCTATACAAGACCACTTACATTTATTTTCTTCATTAATAGGAATAATACCAAGAGCAGGATCTTTACCCATCAAATGTTCTTCAAACATTTGCTTAGTGGGCCTCTTCTTAATTATAAAAGATCTTGTTTTGTGTTTACCTCTCTCATCAAACTCGTTTGTTTTTCTAGTTTGACCGTAGGCACTATACGAGCCTTCAAATATATTTATAAATTTATCTACGTCTGTCATCACCACTATGCTTTCGGAGGCGGGACGAAGCAACGAACCGCCCCCAAAACTTGTTATTAGCTTTTATTAGCCATGCTAGAGTAGAACTTCTTTGCTCGTTCGTACATCGTAGCATCTTCTAACATTCCAACTTTTTCAACGTTGTAGCCGTACCATTGATTACCTTTTCCTGTATTTAACACAGAGGATAATCTGTAGATGTGGCTAAACGATGGTGGGGTATATGGACCATTTTTACCATCTAAACTAATAGACTTCATCATGGAATTCCATTTCCTGCTAATCTTACCTTGTGATGAGCTCATTGATATCATCGCAGTGCTTGAACCTTTATCACCTTTAATAATTACAAAGTGTTGGCCAACAGTCAAAATGTAATTACCATTTTGTAATCTGTCTTTGCCATCAGGTCCTTTGGTAGTTTTTTCTAGAATATCAGATGAGTCTGGATATATGTTTTCCGGTCTACCTGAACCAGTTCCATAATCTGCCCACTCTTGGTATTCTAATCTGTAGTAACATGGAATTACTTCAATTCCTTTGTCAGCATCATATAGCTCTTTCGTAACAGTATTTAAGAACATACCAGGTTCTGCACCCTCCACGTAATTTTGATTACGTTTCTGTGCTTCTGCTGATCCATTCTGTAAAAGTTTTAAGATAGGTGGAGCCAGACTTTCTGTCTTCACATTCTCAAAACCAGCTTGTGCATCTGCCTCAAATAAACCTGCAGATGGTAGGTTTGTCTTTTTAGTAGTTACTTGTTTCTCGCTACTCATTTCTAGTTTCTCCTTGTTATTTTTGTTTGGTTACCTTCAAACGGTTTAAACAGCTCAGTCGGAACATCTTGACCATTTTCAAGACGCTCCCTCACTAGAGCTTTCAGAGTCATAGGGTTTACACCAATCTTTTGAACTGGC